GAAGGCCAGCGGAGCACCTACCCGATTTTGATGATATCGCCGGGCACGGGTTCGAGCGCTCACTACCCGGCTGAAGTCCTGAAGAAAGCCGCCGAAGCTGGCGTCTTCAAAGCCAAAACGTTCATGTACTGGAACCATCCGACCGCAGCGCAGGAAGCCGCGCGGCCGGAAGGCGATCTGGACAATCTCGCGGCCATCACCACGAAAGACGGCGTGTGGATGGAAAACGGGCCGAAAGGTCCTGGCGTGTACGCAGAAGCCAAACCCATGGCCGACTATGCTCAGAAGATCGAAGAGCGCGCACCGCACATCGGTCTCTCTATCCGCGCCGGCGGTACGGCATCCGGTCAGACCAAAGACGGAAAGCCTGTACTCGCATCGATCGATCACGTCGAGTCCGTTGACTACGTGACCCGGGCCGGGCGCGGCGGTATGGCGCTGGCCGAATCCGACAAATTTACGAAGTTGCTCGAATCATTCAACGAAGGAGGCCAGGTCGATATGACTGAAGCCGAAGTAAAAGAACTGAAAGAAAGCGTTACCGCCCTTCAGGCCGACAACGCGAAGATGAAAGCTCGAATCCTGTTCGCGGACGCCACAAGCCTCGCGGGCGCGGTGCTCTCAACCACCTCGCTGAATGAGGCGCAACGGGCCTTCGTGATTGGCTCCGTCATCGGCACCGTGGAAGCCCCGCGCGACCTGCCCGTCAAAGACGGCTCTCTGAACGCGACGGCTCTTACCGAAGCAATCAACGCGGGCGCCAAAGCCTACAGCGCCACTCTTCCGGCAACGGGCGGCGTGCGTGGCATGGGCGGAGCGGCTCCGGTTGTCATGACCGAAACCGCCGACGCCAAAGCGGCGCGGGAAGCTCGGGAAAAAGAATTCAAGGCGGCGGATGTTCGGGCGCTCATGCAGCTCGGAATGTCCGAAGCCGCGGCGAAAGCTCAAGTGGGGGTGGCAGCTTAAATGATTAACCAGATTTTTTCGGTCACACCGACCAAAACACGCAACGCGCAGTTGCCGTCCACGGAAACGTTGGCCGGTACTCCGCAATTCATCGGCGATCTGCCGTGCATCAACCTCGATTCGTACCAGGCGAATGTGGGCGGCGCTACCTGCTACTTCGACGGTGCCTATTCGGTATCGGTCACGGCGAAATCCTCGCTGTCTCCCTCGGTGGGAGCGGCCATCAAGCCGGGTGACCCGATCTATGCGGTTGGCGGCTCTCGGGACGCCACAACGAACGTGCTCACCGGCTTTACGCTGTGCGCCGATTCGAGCGGCGATCTCTGGGGTTATCTCGATCCCACAGAAACCACCATCGCTTCCAGCGACACAAACGACGCGGCGACCGTCTCTATCGCCAATAAAATTTAAGGAGCCACCGAACACATGATCCGCACAACTTTTGACACCATCAACGGCGACATGTCGCAGGAAGTTCTGGGCTTTGGGCGTCCGCGCAACATCATGAAACTGCCGGCCGCTTCGCCGGTTCGGCAACGCGCACTTGAAGCGGCGCGGCTCGTGGCTGGCGTCGTATCGGGCGAAGTGGACCCGTACTGGCTCCGAGTTGCAATGGCCCCGCCCAGCGACGGCCACATTGCGATGCTCTCGGAAGCTGGCTTTCCGCGACTTTACCCGCAGGGCCAGAACCTTCAGGGATTGCGCGAAACAATGTCGCGCACGGACTATCAGGCACTCTTCGCGGACGTGCTGGATATCCTGTTCTACGGCCAGTTTCAGGCATTCGAGATTTTCAACGAAACCCTGTGCAAGGTCGTCGACTTGGCGGATACTCGCTTTGTCAAGCGCTACATGCTCGACGGCTTGGTGGAGCCCGCTGAATTCATGGACCTCGCGGCCCCGGCTCCGCAGCAGTCCTACAGCGGCCCTGTTCCGCAGGATGGCGCAACCTTCCCGACCACCAACACGGCGGCGGTGGAATATCAGCCGCGCCTGTGCCAGTCGAAAGCCTCGATCAACTGGAGCGCGTTGCTCAACGACAATCTGGGTATCTTCACGGAAGTACCGCGCGACCTGATGACCACCATCAAACGCCGCATCGCAATCTTCATTCACTCGCTCTACGTGGGTGACGGCGTTCTGAACACCACGCTCTTCCAGTCCGGTTACCGGAATCAGATACTCATCGCCAACGGGGCCAGCGCAAACAATCCCGGCCTCTCGGCTCAGGGCATTATGGAAGGCACCAAGATCCTCGCCGGCCAGCGTGACGCCACGGGCCAGCCGATCATGTTCGGTGGCCGCGTGAAAATCACCTACGGCTCTGCCAACATCGCGACCGCGCGCAACCTGCAGAACGCCATCCGCAACCAGATCAGCGTGGAAGGCGGCAGCGCGAACGCGCAGGGCTTCCCGTCTCAGTTCCTCGAAACCAACGCCTGGTTCAACCAGAATGTGGATTGGATTCACGATCCCTACTGGGATACCGGCTCGGCAGCGGCGGGCTTCTCTTCTCTGCCGAACGGCTGGACGATGAGCCTCGACCCCGGCACGGTGGCGCGTCCCGGGCTGGAACTCGGATACCTTCGCGGCTTCCGCGGTCCTCAGCTCTTCCAGAAAGTCCCGAACACCATGCGGCCAGGCGGCGGCGTAGAACCGATGATGGGCGATTTCTCCTCAATGAATCAGGAGATGAAGGCCATGTCGGTACTGGGCGGCACACAGATCGACGGGCGCAGTTGGGTGGGCTCTACCGGAACCGGCAACGCATAGAGCTTCTCCCCGAAGGCAGCAAGCGCCGTTCGTTTGGTTGAGATGCCAGCGGGCGGCGCTTTTGAGTTTGAAACAGGAGTTTTGAAAATGTGGATTCTACTCGAAAAAGTTACTGACATCACTTCGGCGCAAATCCTTGCCATGGCCTCAACGCCAGTTGAAATCATCCCCGACCCAGGCGACGGATTTATCACTGTGCCGGTAGGAATTTGCTGGGACGTCCAGCCGGGAACCGCATACTCTGGCGCTGGCAGTATCACCACTGCGTTTGACGGCGGCGCAACGGCGTTCACCACCTTCACGCCGGGCCTGGATGCGGCGGTGCAGACGATTGGCGCGGCGCTGGCACCTTCCGAAGCAGCAGCCGCAGCGACGACCCGCGCGGGTGCGGTGACGGCCTCCCTGGCGGATCCGCTGACCACGGGAACCGGTACACTCCGCATCACAGCCAAGTACTACGTTCAGGATCTTCAGTCGTAACGAGGGCGGATGCCGCAGACCTACACGTACGATCCGCTGGACCCCGGCCCGATTGACTACGTTCGTTTTTTGATCCCCGATACCGAATTCATCCCCGGCACCAATCCTCCGGTAATGATCTTCTCGGATCAGGAAATAGAGATTATGTTCACGATTCAGCGGGGCTCAGGGTTTCAAAGTTCCATGTTCTTCAGCGGATCACAAGGGCGGCAGTTGCCAAACCAACCAGTCAGTTACTACCGAGTCGCAGCGATCGGGCTCGACACGCTGGCAAACAACAAAGCGAAACTGGGCGGCGTTCTGAAGTTGCTCGACGTCACGCTTCAGCGCACAAAAGAAGTAGTGGACGCGCTCCGCGATGGCGCGAATAACTATCGCGAACAGGATGACAACGCCGGCTCATTCGTTCTGATCGAGCAGACCAACACCGAATGGTCCTTCCGTGATCGTTGGTGGAAGCAATTTCAGCGGCAGGCATCCGGCACTTTTGCATAGGAGACAACGGCAATGATGGGAACCAAGAGCGTAAAAATCATCTGCGACGGGACGGTGCAGAATCTCGGGCAGATCCTCGGCGAGACCGCGCAGTTCGCATGGGGCCAGTTTCTCGCGGGCGATCCCGGCGCGGCGGTGTTCATCGGCGGGGAAGATTGCGACACGCAGGGCTTTCCTCTCGCGTCAGGAGCGGGCCAGCTATACCCGCGAAACACGGGCGAAATTTTCAACCTGTATCTGGCGCCGAAAGTCTTCTTTGTCGGCGCGACAGATGATGTTCTTTATTTTCTGTACCCGGTAGGTTAATCATGCGAACTCTGTTGTCTTTCATCTTCGCGGTGTTTCTGCTTTCGGGGACCCTCTCCGCTCAGTACTCGAATAGCCCTTTCAATTCGAGCAGCACGGCTCCGTCTGGAACGTGTACGGCCAATACCGGGCGGCTCGTTGGGCCTTCAGGGACGATCTACACGTGCCAAAACGGGCATTGGGGGCAGGTTTCTGGGGGCGCCGGTGGTGCTCTCCCTGCCGGTTGTCCGGGTGCCGGGAGTGTGCAGTTATACGCAACGAGTGCGACTTTCGGGTGTGATGCCAATTTCATTGTAGATACCAGTGAGCATGTTTTAATATACCCGTCATTTCTGACGCAAAACACTATAGCCAATACTGGAGATCTACCTCTTGGCGTATGGTTATGGGGAAACCGCACCTACGGATGCGCGGCATCCCCAGGCGCTGATGATCCTCTGTTCGGAGACTGCCCTGTGATCCAAGTTGAGCATGTGTTCCCCGATGGGTATGACGCGGATGTGATCGAAAACAATATAAGTTATTTCACTGCATCGTCTTTGAGTCTGAACTTCGGTGGAGCGGTCCAATACAATGTTGGTCTTACTGGCAGCGGCAACTATATAGCCAATCCGTCTTACCTGCCAGTTTCCGCACTAAAGGCAAGTATCACGAGTCACACTTCCGGAACGGTCGATTTTATGTCCTCCATGAACCTGTATGGTGGTGTAACGGGCGGTGGTACGGTGGCCAATTGGGCACAGTTGTTTTTCACTACGATGTCTGTTAATTCAGACGGCAGTTCGCTGACAAATGGATTCGACATTTACATGACGAACCTTGATACAGCGTCGGGAAAAGCTACCAACCCTTATTACAGTTGGATGGACTCGCGGGGAGTCCGTCGGGTAAAAGAAGACAATACTTTCAATTCTGTGGGGCAAGCAATCGAAGCTCTCTATAATCCCCAGTTCACGAAGTATACGCCTGGAGCGGTGAACTATGAGCGGATCGTTCTCGGAGAGTGGGACACGAATGTAGCGAAGATCGGAACGGAATGCGGCGGTACCGGCACATGTCGGGCGACCGCTATTCTCTCCGAGGGCAAGACCTGCACGATCAACACGGCAACGGGAGTGTGGACGTGCTCCTAAGAATCTGCTTTGCGTTTGTCGCCCTGTCCCTGTTTGCACAGGAAGGCAGCCCGCCTCCAACAAAAACCGTTGAGCAGCAACTCGCCGAAGCGAAGGCGGAAAACGCGAAGCTCTCAAAACTTCTCAATGCGTGGGCGCTGAAGGCTCAGGCATGCGACATCGCGCTCACGAACGCGCAGGCCATCGGATTCCCGGAAAAGACGGATCAGAAACGGTAGACACGTGTATCAGGGCCAAGGCTACACCTTCGACGCCGTTGTGCCGGCAGTCATTGACGCCGGGATAGCGAACAGCCTCGCAACCTTTCAGGCTCCGACGGGTGCGCTGATCGGGGCTGGACAACCCGACCCGGATGGCTGGGAAGACGTTGTGGGCTACGTCGGAATCGTGTGCATGGACGCTCCGACCTCAGACAGCCGGATCACGGCGAATGAAAAGAAATCGGAAGCGTTCATCGAATCCGACAACTCGGAACACATTTGGCTGGCAGGGAATTACCCGGAGATCGCAAGCCACACGGAATGGCGCTGCATCGTGACGGCCGCCAACGGGGTTACGACAACGTATGACGTACTCGGGGCCGAAAGCGACTCACAGGGAAAGACAACTCGCGTTCAGGTGAACGTGTCAACGGTGTAGCGGAAAAATGAAGACCTCGGCAAACGGCATCGCGCTTATCGAACGGTTTGAGGGCTTGCGCCTGAAAGCCTATCAGGACGGTGCGGGCGTTTGGACAATCGGTTACGGTCACGCCGGCGCGCGCAAAGACGAATATGAAACGCAGGCGCAGGCCGAAACGGATCTGTGCGCGGACGTGGAAGCCGCAGAGAGCGCGGTCAGTTCGATGGTCCACGCGCGGTTGAATCAGAATCAGTTCGATGCGCTGGTGAGTTTCACATTCAACGAAGGGGCTGGGCGGCTCAGATCATCAACGCTTCTATGGCTCCTGAATAGCGGCAAATATGCTGAGGCCGCGCAGCAGTTCCCGCGCTGGGATATCGTGGCCGGCGAAGTATCGCCGGGCTTGCTCAAACGGCGCGTGGCTGAACAGGCGCTGTTCCTGAAGGCGGTGGTCTGATGCCGTATTCCTCGCCGGAACTGAAGCTCCGCACTCTGGCCGTTCAGGACCCAACAATGCAGGCCGACTTCGGAGGCTCGGACCCTTCGACGTTCCGCTGGTACGACGAAACTCTCCTGCAAAACCAGATCGGAAAATTACTGGTGACCGGCGCATGCGCCACGGTGAAGCGGGTTTCAACGATCCGGCAGGGTAACCAAGGTGGAATCGGAAATCTGAGTTGGCCGCTGATTCAGATCGACGTTTACGACCGTGTGTCGGAGCAAGCGCGAATCGTCGCCAACGATGTGATTGATTTCATGCAAGGCGTTGACCTCGCATCGCTGGGCCAGTTTGAATCGCCGCGCACGGGACCGGCGCAGAATCCGTCGGTGCTCCTGAATCAGCGGCAGGGAGTTTTGCAGGGGCAACAGTCGCCTGGCGGCCCAGTCTTTTATCAGTCAATGGATTTCCGCATCGCGAATGCGGAGAACCTCAGTATCAGTTAAGACCATGACGCCGATCAAACCTGCATTGACGACAATTTCTGGCACCATTCGATGGATTGGTGTATGTGTTCCTTTCATCGAAAAGATGGCCTCGTTCGCAATGCGTTTGATTTCGCAGGGCACTGAGCTTGCCGCGCCTGACATTTTCTTTGGCGGTCACTGGCTCCAAATGGCGGGGATTTACGCACGAGCGAACGCGGCACAAATGATCGAGTTGCATGCCGGCCGGGATTGGTCCGATGAAGTTTTCGTAAGCCCATCTGTGGGCATACATGGATTTGCATTTCGCAATTCCAAAACACCCATAGCCATTCAGGTTGCCGTTACCGGGCGCGAGAATGCAGCCAGTCCAAAGCCAGCAACCGGAGTTCGGCTCAGGCGAAACGAACTTCCAAAACCTTTCAAGTGCTGTAGGATAGCGTCTAGGCATCTGATCTCGTTGGGATCACGTTGCTTAGGGCTGCGCGAAGCGGGTAACTTCGTTGCGGCCCGTTTTTATTTTACCCCTCTTTTCAGCCAGTAGGAAATGCAACAGAAGGACACAGGAGCGTCAAATCATGCCATTGAACCCCGTAAACCTTACCGAGTCTGGGATTCCAGCGGTCGGAACTCAGTTAGCCGTCTCAAACGGCTCCAGCCCGATCACCTATCTCTCGCTTGGTAATCAGGCGAAAATCACCACCAACACAAAGACCGATTCCGCAGACACTACCAATCAGGGCGTGGACTGGGATCAGTCGATTCCCACGCTAAAGGTTGGCGGCGAGATCGGCGTCGAGGTTTTCTACATCCCCGACTCTCACAACACGGCCAGCTTACTGGGCCACTGTGCGACCGACGGCGATACGCTCCTCGGCATGTTCCTCGCGCAGACCGTTACCGGCTGGCGGCTGACCTTCCCCGATGGCAAGGGTTGGTTCTTTGACGCCTATGTGCTCGAAGTTCCTGTGACCTCCGACCCCACGGGCAAGGCGCTGATGATCTCGACGAAGATCAAGATCACTGGTTCGATGGTGCCCTTTTAGGAGCCATCATGCAGACCAACACGATCGCGGCACCTCCGACAGTGCAAATCGGAGGACGGCCGTACCATGTCCGTTATTCGACGGGCGCGTTTTATCTTCTCTCCACCTGGGGCATTGACGTCACAGCCGTAGCGCAGACGCTCAACGATAAGTTCCAGAACGGCCACTATACCGAAGCGATGTACAAGCTGGCGGCCGCGGGGCTCGGGACTATCGACAAAGAGGGCGACTGGGAGACACTCGGCATCGAACCGCTGAAGCTGGCTGATCGGCTGAAAGACGGGGAAGCCGCGGCGCTCATGGAAGTTGTCTGGCGGGAATTCTCGGGAAAACTTGGGCTGGTGACGACGACGGCCGGGACGGCTCCAGCTCCGCTGAATCCCTCGACCGAGACGCCTGGATCCGGCACTGGGCCTTTGGAACCAGCACCGCAGGCTTAGGGCTCACTACCCGGCAGTTCTGGGGCTTGACTCCGCGGGAGTTTCAGGCCCTGTATCGGGAGTGGAAGAACCGGAGGGAGTTTGAATGCGCTCAGTTCGCAGACCTTCAGGCAACCATCCACAACGGGCTATGGAAGCGCGACGACGGCAAAGTATGGACTCGGGCCATGTTCATGCCGGGCTATGTTCCGCCTCCGATTCAGGACGACTGGCGCACCCAGAAAGCCGTGTTTGCGGCAATGGCTGCCAAGCGCAACCCGCCATCCCCGGAAGAACGGAAGCAACGCAAACAGGCCGTGAGGGACCGCGCAGAGCGCAGCAAACGTGCTTTGGAAGCGGCAGCACGTGGAGTCACTGGCGAACAGATTCAACAGATCATGCTCGGAAAGGCTTAAATCATGGCACGTGAATCAGCGGGTGCAATCTATGTCTCGATCGACGGCGACAACTCACCATTGCTGGCGAAGTATGCACAGACAGAAGCTCAGAGCCGGGCCGCCGGGCAGCGGATCGCTCAGGGGCTCGGGGCCGGGTTCCAGCAGGGTACTGGGCTGGTGGATCAGTTCGGGCGCACGGTCCAGTCCACCGTCCCGCCGTTGGTTGAGGCGACCGAAGCGACGGAAGCGCTCGGGGCGGCAAGCGCCCACACGGTCACGGAGATTCAGGCCATGTCGGGCGCTCTCCGCACGCTCGACGGCAACGGCGGTATCCGTGCCGCGGAGCGGTTTCTGGCTACCACCTTGGGGCTGGGTGGCGCGGTACAGGCACTCTTCCCAATTATCGGATTGATTGCCGTTGCCGAGTTGCTGGACAAGGTGATCAGCAAGTTCTCCAAAGCTCATGACCAGAGCGAAGAATTCACCCAGGCGCTGAAGTCCACAGAACAGGCCGCGCGTGGGCTGGTGAACACGCTGGACGACATCAACGTAGACAAGATGCGTGATGCCTTTGGGGGAGCTGCGGGGGAGCGCATGCGGGCGGCTGTGCTCGAAATGCAGTCCTTCGACAAGCTCACTGAAGCGGCTGGAAAACGCGCTCTCATCAAATCAGCCGGCGAGAACGAAAACTGGATCACGACGGTATTCGGAAAGCCAACGGACATCGCGGCGGTCAAACAGCAGATTGAGCAACTGTCCCTTGAATCTCAGGCCCTCGCCGCGCAAGCGGACGAAGCCCGGCGCCACGCGAACGAAGTCACCGGACCCCATGAAGCGCAGGAGGCCGCACGCAAGGCGGAAGAGGAACGGAAACGGCAGTCCGCCGAACTGAAGCGCGAACAGGAAGAGGCCGCACGGCAGGCCCGGGTCATTATCGAAGGCGTTCGCATTGCGCGGCGCGAATCCGCTGCCGAAGAAAAGAATCTGATTCGTGAGAACAAAGATGAATTGATGCGCGGGCTGGAAGAAACCAGCCGGGAGTTTGAAAACGATGAGCGCAATCGCCGGGCTGAAATCGTAGCCGAAACAGCAGCACGGAACCGGGCCAATGAAGAATCCATCCGCGCGGGCGGCGTGCGGCAGGGTTCGGCGGATGAAATAGCGCGGCTTCAGGTTGAGCAAACCTATGCGCTCCAGTTGTCCCACACGCGGGCCGAAGAACTTCAGTACGTCAAAGACATCGCGGCATCCGAAGAGCTGGCACTCCAGCACAAGATAGACGCACTGCAAACGCTGAAGGATTACCAGACACAGAATCTGCTTTACGACGAAGCAAACCGGACGGATCTGGAGGTGGAGCGGGCGAAAGCGGCTCTCCGAAAGCAGCAGATGGAGGATGCTATGCGCATAGCGACCGCACGGCGCGGGACGCAGATCGGAGCGGGGCTGACTGGAATCGCGGCTGGTGTGCCGGGACAACTCGGCGGCGCACTCGCAAGCGGCATAACGGGCGGTAACATCGGCCAACAGATCAAACAGGCACTGACCGGCATCGGAAAGGAAATGATGGGCGACGTTTTCAAAGACCTGATTGCGTCGATCCTCGGCAATTCTCTGGTGACGTTGGCGAACACAGCCAGCGTGGAATTGAATACCTTCTGGCTGGCAATCAAAAGCTTTGTCGGTGGGATATTCGGCTTCGCTTCGGGCGGCAGACCTCCGGTAGGCGTCCCGTCTATCGTCGGGGAGCGCGGGCCGGAACTCTTCATACCTGACGGCCCCGGGCTCATCATCCCCAACACGATGACGCAGAATCTTCTCTCTGGACCATCCGCGAATCTCCTGACAGCCAGCATGATCAGCAACTCAAATTCAAGCTCACTCTCGATTGGGTCGTTGCATCTGCACGGGGTTCAGAGTGTGGAGCAGTTCGCGCGGCGGCTCCCGAACGTGCTGAAGTCGCGGGCGCCCAACTTCTCACCAGCCTCACGGTAAACAGAAATGGCCTGGAACACCCTCACCTCCGAAGCATCGCTCAAAACCTTCGACAGCCGTGCGCTGTCACCGGGCAACTATTCCGCGCACATGGAGTGGGCGAACTCGGCAGTGATAAATCAGGGCGTCATGGTGGCGCTGTCGAACGCAGGCCGGGTGGTTCAGAGCATAACGAATTCGCACACAGACGGCGGCGGATTCACGACATGGACAATCACACTTCCAGATGATAATGCGGCGGGTAATGCTCTTGTGCTTGATATGTGGTTCAACGCGGGCACGGCCATTGCTGGCCCCGTGACCGTGAGCGACAGAAACGGCAACACCTGGACCAACGAGGTACTGTCTCACCCAGCATTTCAGGGCCAGTTCGCTGGAATATTCGTTGCTCTCGGTATTGCGGCCGGCCCAAACACAGTAACAATCACGATGGGGGGGGATCATCCGTTCACGGATCTCGCCGTGGCCTTGCACGAATACCCCGGCGCAACGGCCGTGCAATCCAGCGTCTACGGATGCGGTGGACTGTTTGGTACGGGAAGCCCTGTAGACGTCACTTTGACCTCAACCGGCAGCGCAGTGCTTCATCTGGCCGTGGCTCCCGAAACCGCTCTGACTCTGGTGAGTGGCGGTGGATTCGTGGGATGCACTCCAGCGTGGCTCATGATCTACGAGGGGGAGCCTGCCGAGGCGAATGCCTGGGTAGATCAATCCCATCGCCTGCATGTCTCGGAGTCCATCTCGATCTCATGGATTGTGCGGCAGCGCGGAACCGCGAAAGTCCCGCTGATAATCAGCGGCGACGACGATTACATGCCTACCATCGGCTCTCAGGTCTGCCTCTGGGACATCACCGAAACCGATGACTTTGAGGTATTCAGCGGGACGATTGACGATCTTGAGGTGAAGTGGTTCGGTCAGGATGGGACTAAGGTTGTCACACTCACATGTGTTTCGCTGGAGCAGGTCTTCGATACGATCCGGCTGCCAAATCTCCTGTTCGAGAACAAAACGGCGGGATTCATTTTCACTACGCTGTTCGCCTATGCTGCCGGATCTCCAGTAACACTCGGAACCGTGGATGCGGGCGCGACAATCGCCAATTTCGCTATCTCGGATTTCCCGTCAATCAGCGATGCGTTTACGCGGCTGGCTACGCTCTCGGAGTACGTCTGGGGCGTGGACCCAGGAACCGGCGCGGCTTACTTCACGCCGCCGAATACAGCACCTTCCCCGTTCACGCTTGCGGCCACGGATGTACTGTGGGAGCAGTTCACTTTCAAAGAAGAGCGGCACGATTACCGGAACTGGCAAGCAATCAAGATCCCCGATAACGTGGCCGTTCAGTCAAAGGAATATTTCGACGGAGCCGGGCAGTCGAATTTCACGACACTGCGGCCGATCGCGCAGATCACAAATGCGTGGCTCACGCAAAACACGGCGAATATCGCAATCGGAACTTTCACTGGGCAGCCGTCGCCGGGAGACACCATCTCTTTCGGATTCACTTCGGGCTGGACCGCAAGCGCGGCGATCGGGATGGATCAAATTATCGTCGATGGCAACGGCTACGCGCAGAAATGCACGGTGCCGGGAACCACGGGATTAACAGAGCCTTCCTGGGTGGAGCTGTACGGCGAATTCACGACGGACAACACGGTCCAGTGGCAGAATCAGGGCATCGCCGGTTTCGGATCGGGGCTTGTCGCCGCCTACACCTTCGTGACGGCGCTGGACAATACGCAGTTCGGCCAGGTTCTCATCGGGGCGAACCTTGCGGCGACGATTCAGAATCTCGCGGATGCCATCAACTCAATTCAGGCACAGGCCGGAATTACATTCTCGCTGCCCACGTGGGAAAACCCGGAAGTCAATGCGGACGAGCCGCCGACCTCAACGCAGATCACCGTCCGAAGCAAGCCTGTGGGCGCCGGGTTCGTGACGGCCGTCAGCGAGTCTTGTGCCAACTTCTCGTGGGACCGGGCCAACACGAGCGGTGGGGTGACGACATTCGGTACCGATGTGATCACGTTTGGAGTCCGCGGGCAGACCGCCGGCGGACCGATCTTCACGATTGTCTATACGCCGGGCAGTAATATCATTTCGAGCGCAACTCCACTGGACGTGGGCAACCGTCTGGCAGTTCAGTATCAGGCTTCTGACGCTGGATATATTCGCGTGGAAAATTCAGACGATGTGGCGCAGCGCGCATTGATAGAAAGCGGGACCGGAAAGTATCAACAGACCTCGAGCGACGATCAGGCATTGACATTGCCGGAAGCTCTGCAGCTCGCGCAACAGCAGCTCGCGGCCTTCGGGGTGATCCCGCAGACCTTCCAATTTACTACGATGCGGGCGGGGCTCTACGTGGGCCAGGTGCTGGCAATTTCGATGGACAATCCGGTAGGGCTCAATGCGATCCTCGGAGCCGGTCCAGCTGGCCCGACCGACTATACGGCGACCCAAGTTCCAACCGGAGGCACGGAGCCGTGGGGTATCTGCTACGACGGCAACGGCCACGTGTGGAGTTGTGACACCGTAGCCGGCGCAATCCTGAAAATAGACGTTGCAACGCAGACGGTGATAGATACGGTTGCAATCCCCGGGGGCGATGCGCGGGGATGCTGCTACGACGCAGGAACCAATACCGTCTGGGCTGTTTGCAATGGCGGGGACACGGTGACAAAGATCGATGCCACCTCGGATGCAATCATCGGAACCTATGCGATCGGCAGCGGCGGAACGGGATTGATCTCGGACGGCACGCGCATATGGATCTGCAATCACAACGACAATACGGTCACGGTTCTATTAGCCGCGGATGGGAGTCTGGTGGCGACGGTCGGGGTTGGCGGCGGCCCGAATGATATCTGTTTCGATGGAACGAATCTATGGACCGTCAACCAAGGCGGAAACAGCGTCACGAAGATCACGGCGAGTACCCAGGCGGTTGTGGGAACCTACACGGTCGGAAACCAGCCCACCGGCATAGCGTTCGACGGGACGGATATATGGGTGACTGACGGCGGATACACAACTACATTTCTACAATCGCTCGAACGGATCAACGCCGGGACCGGATCAGTGTCAAACACCTACGCGCTAGGCGACGATGGCACGCTGGATTCATTCGCGGGGCTGGCGTGGGATTCCTCGACAGGGATTCTCTGGATGTGCAACGCACGCGGAGGCCCGGGAAACAATCTGATCTATGCGGTAGATGTTTCCACCGGGACGATTGCCGCGACTTACGACGGATACCCGGGTGGCGCGCCTTTCCTTGTGTGCATCGCGGGTACTTCAGTCTGGGCATCGAATAACAATTTCGGTTTCCTGACGGAACTGATTCCCGCACAGGGCACAAGCTGGTTCATTCAGGAGATTCAGGCGGAAGTGGTCCCAGTGTACGGCGAGAATGGGGAATCAAATCGCTGGCTCCCGGGCGGAGGTCATTTCCGCTACACGGTGACGTGCATCGATGTGGCGCAGATCGGCTCATGGATTGATTTCTGGCTCGGGCTGGGCGGTGGATCTTCATCCGGCGGCGGTTCGTTCTCTGGCTCGGGTGCCCTCGGGCCGGGAGGTGGCGGCGGCAGTTCCTACTCGCAGACCTTTACCGGCGTCACCACGCTGACAGTTACGCATGGACTTAACACGGAGAACGTGGTGGTATCGGTCTACGACGGCAGCGGGAATATGATTATCCCGTCGAGTGTGCAGATCACCGGAGCAAACACAGTGGATCTGGTGTTTGGAGTGGCGACGGATGGCAGAGTAGTGGTGCTGGGAGGCTAAGACGAATGACGAAACGAGAGCGCAGTTTTGGGATGCTGATTTTCGCTGTGATATTCGCGGCGTGCCTTTGGTCCGCAGTTGTCAATGGATGGCTGGATTTCACTCAGATGACCGCGCCCAGCGCGCCGGGAAGCGGATACGGGCGCGTCTACGTGTCCAGCGGAGCAAGTGGATTGCTCGGGTGCAAGCTGCCCAGCGGACTGAGTTGCATGCCAACATCAACCGGAGCGACAGGGCCGACAGGCGCAACGGGTCCGACTGGGGCCACGGGAGCCACGGGGGTTACGGGTGCCACTGGTCCCACGGGAGCTACCGGAGTCACTGGGGCGACCGGCGCTACGGGGACAACAGGTGCGACGGGGGCAACCGGAGCGACAGGGTCTTCGATCACGCTCCAGACCAATGGGACAAACAACGGCTCTCAGTCAGTGCTGAATCTCAAAGCCGGAACAAACATGACGCTGACTGATAACGGCTCAGGTCAGATCACATTCGACGCGGCGGGGGGCGGCGGGGGCGGTGGGCTAACTCAATTGGCGCAAACCACGGTTGCGGGAAGCTCGACCAACTCGATCACATTTTCCACGATTTCAGGGTCGTATTCCAATCTTGAGATTTGGGTTATGGCGCGCTCCGATCTGGCATCTAATCATCTGGCCACGATGTACATACAATTCAACACCGACACAGCCGCGCATTACAATCACTCCGTTATCTATGCTGGCGGTTCAGGCGTGGGACAGTTCAATTCAACGTCCACGGCGCAACCTGAAATTTTCAACATACCGGCTGCGAGTGCCAGTGCGAACGTAGCTGCTGGAGTGGTGATTTACATCCCAGCCTACGCAGGTACGACATTTTACAAGAATGCGACTGCTCCGGGGTACACTCCGGATTTTTCCAGCGGTCAGGTTGTCGCTCTTGAAAACGCTCAATGGTCCTCCACGGCGGCTGTTACGTCGGTTACGCTGGGGCTTCAAAATGCTACCGCGCACTTTGTGGCCGGATCAGTATTCACGCTCTACGGGCTACAGTAACGCTCTAACGTGGTATCATTTCCGGCATGTCAGCAACCAACACAATCAATCAGATCACAGCGGCGGAACTCCAGTATGCTCCCGCCGTTCTCGCAGGCGTCCAGGCGGCGGAAGTCTCCGGGGCATCGGGTTCCGCGAAGGCTCAGGCTGTCATTGACGGCATCATGACGGGCGCGGGCGCTCTCGCTCAGACGCAGGGCATTCCGCCATCGGTAAGCGGTATCGCCGCGCTGGTGAACCTCACAGTGTCAATCCTGAACGCTTTGGGCGTATTCCGCAAAAAGAGCCAGCCAGTTGCAGCCGCGCCGGGAGCCTGATACGATTTCAGCAATGCAGTAAACTCTCAAATCAATCCATAGCCTGAACGGGCTGTTCGTAAACTCCGGGGGGAGCACCGGCAGCCCGTTTTTGCTTTACAACGTTGTAATGGTGCATAATAGTTGCCATGGCCAAACCCGAAGCAAAAGACGAAGTTCGCGCAACCGTATACTTTGACCGCAAGACGCATCGCCGCATGTGGGAGCTGGCCGATGACATCGCAGACGAGCGCCGCCGGGCCGGAACCAAGGGACCAAAGGTAACGCTATCTCTGGTTATCATTGAGGCGTGCGAAGCTCTGCTGGCATCCCGCAAGCCGAAGCGCAAAGCAGCGTAAGCCAATAGTTAACACTGAATTATTTTCAAAATAATTCGATATTTCGCATTTAGCTATTGCAACGCTGTAACGTTGTAGTGTATTCTGGTCTTGTCGCTGGGAGGCGACAACCAGAATGAAACAAGAAACAGAAGAATTAACAATGTCTGGTTTGATTCGCGGCCTCCGTGCTTGCGCTGACTGGCTGGAGCTCACCCCGAACGTTCCGCTCCCTTATGATCCGAAGTTGCAGATTTTCTCTGTCAACACGAAAGAGGACATTGCCGCTCTCGCCCGCAAGATGGGGAAATGCGATAAGGTTTTCAGTAACGAAATGTTCAGCGTCGTGAAGCACTTCGGGCCTTTCAAGGTGCAGGGAGTTGCTTACCGAGCCCAGGTATGTGAACGGGTCGTGGTGGGCTATGAAACCGTTGAGATTCCGGCGCAGCCCGCAAAGCCAGCGGAGACACTGGCCCGCGAAATCGTGGAATGGAAATGCGGTTCCCTGATGACGACTGTTGAGGTTCAGAAGGAACTCGCGGCGGCTCCCCTCCTGTTAACCGAATCCGAAGAGGTGCCGTTTTGAACTCGCGCACGCAGTCCCCATCTGCGCTCCACCCCGTACCGGGCGACGGGGGCGCAACCCCGGTAAAATCTGAAGTCATTTGGGTGGATTGCCCGAACTGCAAATCACCCATGCGGGCCGACCGCGATGAATGCCGGAACTGCGGGCATGACGTTCGCGGGCTCTGCCGGTATTGCGGACAGACACATTGCACCTGCGACGGAGTTACGCGGATGATTGCCGACCGTGAGCGCAATCTGGCCGGGAAGGTGAGGTACATCTGATGAAACGGAGACCGAACGGCACGCTGACGCGGGTGGAAATGTTCCGGCTCAAATTCAAAAGCCAGACCTACACCTACAACTTTTTCCGTGGCGCATGGGAGCGCAGATTCGGAGGCTTGGACGCCTACGGCGTGCTGGTGTCCCAGTTCCCGCACTGGCGCTCTTATGATACTGGGCACGTCAAGCCATCAGTGGAGGCAGCGTGACGTACTGTCATTGCGGCGACTACTGCGAATGGTGCAGACCCGACCTGTGCGAATCATTGAGCCCTTCGGAAGCAGAAGCTATTCACCGGGCGATCAGGCGGGAAGAGGCAGCAGAAGCGGCTGCGGAGCGTGGCGAATGATCCTCGGACCAGACGCAAAGCCGATCGAAGGCACGCAGCCAGAAACCTCGGCCCGACAGGTTGAGATAGTTCGCTCGGTGTCGTTCAAGCTCAATCTCGGCAACTATCAGAGCATGGATTTTTTCTGTTCGCAGAAAGCGGCATGTCTGCCGGAAGAGGCGGACACGGTGAGCGCCGATCTCTACGAATGGTGCTTTGATCAGGTCATGCAGTCCGCGAACGAAGTGAAGGCGAAGCAACTGAAGAAAGAGGCCCAACGGGCCGAAAGGAATGTAGCGTAATGGCAATTGTGGCAAAAGCAGGAGCGAGTTTTGAAGTGTGCCCGGCTGGTTCGTATTCGGCGGTGTGTTGCGACATAGTTGATATGGGGCTCGTGGAAACGAACTATTCCGGCAAGGTGAAGAAACAGCACAAGGTTCGTGTCATTTGGCAGGTTGATGAAAAGAAGTCATCCGGCGAACGATTTCAGGTTTCCAAGCGGTATACCCTGAGCCTTCACGAAAAAGCGGCTCTCCGCAAGGATCTGGAGTCATGGCGCGGTGTTCCGTTTTCCGAAGAACAACTCGGCGGATGGGACATCGAAGCGGTTCTGAACGCGCCCTGCATGGTCAGCATCGTCCAGAATGCGGCCAACGGCAGTGTGTACGCCAACGTGACTGCGATCATGCGACTTCCCAAAGGAATGACCCCTCTGACCGTGGACCCGGCTTACGTCCGCGTGCAGGATCGTCCGAAGGATGGGGAACAGGCACCTCCAGACGACGGCGAGTGGCACGCGACCGATGACGACGTTCCTTTTTAGTTCCCGCTTGTCTGGTAATTCCCTTGCTGCATGATGTTACGGAACAGCGAGTGGAGGTCGATGCAGATGGCGGATTAGCCCGGCGTTCTCGCAGCGCGCCGGGCTTAACCAGGTTGACGCGGCTGGCGTCGCCCTCCGGTGGGCTAGTTGGATCACGGTACAGCGCTGTACAAAACTGCCGCCGACAACCGGGTAATAAACCAGCAAGTCCGAGAGCGTAACTGCGAGGTCGGGCGAACGCGGGGCGGCGCGTAATCCGCCCACAATTTCAATCGGAGGTCGGATGGCAGACACAGCAGCATTCAAACAAGTATTGAAAGATGCCTCAGACGAAGAGGCGAAAGAGTTGTATGGGTGGGCGACCGTGTGTATGGAGGTCCGCGGATTGATCCCGCTGGCCGGGACGCGCAAGCGCCGGTCTGATGCCGGTCAGCCGCGCACCACGAATACAGGGGATCAGTTGCAACTCAGGGAGCCGGGACAATGAGCGAACTGAATCTGTCTCTCTTTCAGATCGAAGACGGGCTGCGGGATCTGTACGCGATGCGCGAAGAGGCGCGGGAACGATATGCCGATTCCTTCGGACGGCCTGAACACGAGGACGCATCGAAAGAACTGGATGTGATCGAAAAGGCCATCTGCGATTACATCGGCGCGGAGCTTCGCAAGGTGGACGGCACCGCAGACTTCATGCTGATGCTGGACCGCCTCTGCCACGAGCCGCGCGAACGCAAGGGAGCCACAGAGCGCTGCGAGATCGACCGGGAGATAGACCGCCTGAAGGCGCGGCGGGAACAATTGCGGGGCGTTCTGGAGCACATTCAGGAGTCGGTAAAATTCGTCATGCAGGGTATGCAATGGCGCGATGGGAAGCCGAAGAAACTGGAAGGCGTGCGGCACTCAATCACGCTTCGCGGCAACGGCGGCGCACAGCCAGTTGAGATCACAGACGAAAGCCTGGTGCCGGATGATTTCAAGCGCATCACATTGACGCTGAATCTGGAATTCGCCAGCAAACTCATGGTCTCGTTGGCCATGGAGGGCTGGCAAGACGAGGCGGATTTCGAGGTACTTCGCGAAGCGTTCGACAAAGGTAAGTGCGAGGTCAGCAAGTCCGCTATTGCGGCAGCACTCGAAAAGCCGTGTCCGCGCTGCGACGGTAAAACCTTCGTTACCGTGCAGGATACGTGGAGCAAAGGTCACACGGAAGACGTTCAGTGCAGTGCGTGTGGCGGCAGTGGAAAGCAGGGAATACCCGGCGCTCGATTGGCTCCGCGTGGGGAAAGTCTGGTGGTTAAATGAGAGCTTTTGTTGTGACGATAAGGCCCGGTACATCGGATCGCTACACCGACAGCGTGTGGCTCTCCGAGGACCACGCGAATCAAAGAGTTTCAGACCTCACTGAAGAATTCGCGCGGCGTGGCAAAGGGTCCGTATCGACCAAGGCAACTAACGAAGGCTGGGCCGTTTGGGTCAGTGGAATCACGATTCAGGATGGCTGCATAGTTGACGCGAAAGCTAAGTAGTCCGCGCGGAGGCGCGATAAACGAATGAGCAAAACACTGAAAACGGTAAACGCGCTCTTGATCGGATTCGGGCGCAAGAAAGATTCTTCCGGCTGGGCGCGGGTGAAGTTCCAACTGACAGCCGCTGTCACGAAATCTCTCGGCTGGCCCGATATGCCGGAAGGCACGGCGGAATGGATTCCCGACGTCGATACCCTGAAAGCGTCCGTGGTGGAGTTGACGCCGAACGCGCCGGAACTCGCGAAACATGCGATGGAATTCGACTGCCAGACGATTGGCGATTTCATGGTCCAGCGCAAGAAAAAGAAGGCGGGAAAGAACTCCGTCAAAGCGGACAAGACCGTGACGGAGGTCGCCTGCCTGATTACGTTCGCGGACCCGCTGGGTTGCGCCAAGTTGGAGCAATACAAGCTATCCGCCGCGCGGTCAGAAATGACGGTGACCTACACGCCGGAACCGACGCAGGACGAATTGCCGGGCACGCGGGTAGACGTGGTATCCGGTGAAGTCCACGCAACGAAAGAGCAGCGGCAAGCGCAGATGGAAATCACCGAAGTAAACCCGGCACCGACGGCGGCCGAAAAAAAGAAACAGCGCGAAGTTGAGCGCGAGAAAATGGCGGAACTCCGCAAGCGGATTGAAAAGAAGTGACGATCACGGTTTACGGTCTGCCAGCTCCACAGGGATCGAAGCGGGCCTTCGTGCTCAAAGGAACCAACCGCGCTGTGATGGTGGAATCGTCCAAAAACGTCAAGCCGTGGCGCGCGGCGGTACAAGCCGAGGTGCTGGCCCTGTT